TCAAGGGAGCTGTATTTTTTCAATTTCTGCGCGAAGTTCTTCGAGGCCGCGGTGGCCATATTTGGCGTTGGTGATATCACTGCCGAAGGAGTGCCCGAGCATTCGTTTGCGGTCGTTTTCATTGACGCCATAACGTTCGCAGAGCATAGAAAAAGTGTGGCGGCAGTCATGGGGGGTATGTTTTTCGATTCCCAGGCGCTCGAGCGTGTCATACATATTTTTGCGAAAGGTTCCGCATCCGCACAGGAGGAGGTTTCTGCTTCCGTCATGACGCTTACATACGAGATGGCGAATAGAAGAGTGTATAGGGACGGAACGGTTTTTGCTGGATTTTGTTTTTACGCCTCCTGTGAAACAATCGTTTTCCCAATCGACAGCCATATCTGTATATGCTTTGATGCGGAAGCCGCTGTAACACATGATGAGGAGCATTTCAACGGTTGGCTCCTTCTCATTTGCCCACAGAATTTTTAAGTCCTCTTCAGAAAAAGGAACGCCGGCGCTGTCATCGTCTTCCTTGGGCAGATAGAGGAAAGCGGAATAGTCTTTGTCGGCAATTTCGTATTTTAAAGCATATTTGTACATCTGGTGCAGTAGACTGGCGATTAGTTCTAAGGAGGCGTGTTTGAGTTGGCAGTTATTTAAAATGTTCTGTAAATCATCGTATTTGAGCTGTCCGAATTGTATATTATGGATGGAAGCGCAGTTATTGTAGGCGGCTCTGGTGGACGCCATAGATGCTTTGGAGAGCTTTTTTGGTGAGTTATAGAACTTCTCATGAAAGAAACCCTCGTAGACTTCTGAGAATGTAGGCGTGCGGTCAATGAACATGCCGCGGTTCACCGTTATCTTTCCGGCTTTTTCCATATTATAGGTGGTGAGAATTTCATAACCTTCCTCCCATGTTTCCGCATATGCCAGAGCTTTGGGGGTAATCGGTCCGTGGAAACCATATTCGGTGACCGGCGGATATACGCCGTAAGGCCTGCGTCTCCCTTTTCCTAAATACTTTATACTCCCAAAGTTGTTGGGAAGTTTCATTCTTTTCCGATGTTTTGCCATTGTATGACTCTCCTTTTCACATATATCTGAGCATCTGCACCAGATAGTGGCCGGAAAGTTTATCCGTCTCATCTTTATCCAGCGACCGCAGCCCAAAGTTTACAAAACCATTTCTGGAATAAAATTCAATAAGCGAATCTTTTTGTTCACATTCAAGGTAAACGATTTTACCGCCGACAATGTTCTGCATTTCGCGTACTTTGTCAAGCGCCAGCTTTAGCAGCTCGTCGCCGGTAATAAGTTTGTCATAGGAGTTTGCATAATTTTTGCCTAATTGGCCGATAAGCGGCGCGGAAATGGTATATCTTTGAATTTCATTGTCAAACTGGCCAAATTTCGATAATCTGCTTCGCCACTTCCTGTTAGGAAGGCATTGTTTGTCAATACAGAAAATTTTATTGGCCAGGGTAAAATAGCCGGCCAGCACATATGTACCCCGAAAGGAGGCCATGATCAGGTAAGTACTGGAAATGCTTTGCCTGGAAAATTCTATAGCCACATTTTTCAGGAAATATTCTACGTCTGGATTCAAAGGACAAGAAAAAGAGGAGAGAAGGCTTTTCGCAGCGCTCTCTCCCAAAGTGTCGTCTAATAATATATCTCTTAAATTAACGCCTTTATAACCGTTCATTGTTTAAAATGCTCCTGAGTTTGTCTCCCCGGACATCTTCATATGTTCGGGTCAGCTGTACATCCTTTGCATGTTTTCCGGCGGCGTTCTCTAAAGCGATAACTAATGACTTACCCAGTTTCTTATCCTTTATGTCAATGTTTTTGAGAATGCTTTTGGTTGCCATGTCATCACCCTTTCTTTCTGTCTGGCTGCTCATTATAAGTGTATGCAGTAGATGCATGGAGTATAATGGGCATAACTGTAAAATATAAATGAAAGCATCGTCTATACTGACATATTAGATGAAAAGAGCTTTTTTGTAAAGTATTTCATTTCAAACTCCCAGAAAAATTCGTATGCAATTCAATTGTCCCCTGTAAATTATTACTAAGTCCCCACCGCCCGTAATTATCCTTTGTGCCATATAGAAGGATAAATTATTTTCCCCCTTAACCTGTTTTTAATTCAGAGTCCCCTTTGTGGTATTTACTTAATAAAAATTCTGCTTGGTCTGCAAGTATTTTTTTGCCATCTTCCGTTAAACAGTTATAACTGTGTATAATTTCCTGTAGGCGCAAATCGGATTTGCAGACATCGTTCACTGTTTCTCGGCCGTCAGGTGCATCCGACAATATATTGTGGATAGGCACGTCGTATATTTGGCATAGCCTGACTAAAATATCGCTTTCTACTTTTGTTCTGCCTCTTTCGTAATTGCTTATCGCCTGGTATGTCATCCCTAAGATGTCAGCGACTTGTTTTTGCGTCATCTTAGAATTTATTCTGGCTTGTTTTAATTTAGCAGCAATTTCGTTTTTTTCCATTTCGTCACCTCTTGCATTTATTAAACCATAGTATTGATTGTGTGTCAACAAATTGTTTAGAAAAAAGCAAAAAATCTATTGACACTCAATAAAATATTGAATATAATGCAAATACAAACTCAACATATTGTTGAGAACAAAAAGGAAAGAAGGTGTAGTATGGGTTATAACGCAAATCGAGATTATTCTGTCAATCAGAGAATAAGGGAAATTATTGAAAATGAAGATAAGCGGCCGAGTGCAATTGCTGACAAGGCAAATATCCGGCGCGATACATTTTCACGGATATTGCGTTGCCAGCGTCCCTTGTACGCAAATGAGATAATGCCGATTTGCAAGGCTATTGGAATTGGCGTTGATGAGCTGTTTGGCACAGAAAAGATACGGCAGTAGGCAAATGGTAAGGAGGTGAGGGGCATGAGCCAGAGGGTCAGCGTGCAGGAAGCAGCCAGGGAAATTGGCTGCGACAAGGAATACCTCAGAAGAAAAATGAAAAAAGGAGAATGGGATCTGGGAAGTTATGGCAAGCCGGAAAGAGGGCAGAAGAAGGGAACCTATTTTATATTTCGGAATAAGTTGGATAAATTTCTGGGAATCTCCGAGGATGGGGAGCCTGCCTGATGCGCTTATGCAATGCCGTGGGCGGGATATTAGGATAGTAAACCTGCAAATAAAAAGTCAGTAGGAGGGAAGATAAATGGCACGTCCGAAACAGGACGGATTGCTCTATTTCTCATTTGATACGGATTTCTTTTACGCAGATAAGCGCATTAAGCGGCTGCATTCCCGGTATGGGAGCGATGGGATAATATTTTATATTTATTTGCTGACGGAAATTTATCGGAATGGATATTACATAAGGTGGGATGCAGAGAGCGTGGACGACGCCATGGACGATCTGCATCTCACGGAAGGGCTCATAGAGCAGATAATGTCATTCTTGATTAGCCGGTCACTGCTCACGAAGAGAACACTTGCTAATTCGGACACTGTCATTACCTCGCCGGGAATACAGAAACGGTATCAGGAAGCTGTCAAAAGCCGGAGGAGAGACGTATATGTAGATGCGCAAATCTGGCTTTTGCAAGAAGAGACAGCCACCCATATAAAAGTTATCCAGAAAAATACTATATTTTCTGGAAACGAGGGTAAATCCCGCGGAAATAAGGGTGAATCCTGCGAAAATAAAGATAAATCCTGTGGAAATGAGGGTGAATGTTGTGAAAATGAAAATAAATCCCGTGTAAATGAGGGTAAATCCTGCGGAAATGAAAGTAAATCCGGTGAAAATGACAGAAAGAAAAGTAAAGAAAAGAAAAGTAAAGTAAAACAAAACACAGAGAACGCGTATCGGCTGGAGGATTTTATATCTGCGTACCCTAAATGCTGCAACCATTACTTGACAGAATACGAATATGTCACACTGTTGCAGACCAGCCGCGTAACGGAGGAGGAGCTGTATTATTGTGCGTTAAATTATGCGGAATACTGCGAGGCCGAGCAAACACCGGAAAGATACATCAAGAATGCGGAGAACTTTCTGAAAGAGTTTGTATTTGAGAAATATATGCCTGGAAAATATAAGAGGTCTGCGCCGAAAAAGCCTATGAGCAGATTTCATGATTTTCCTCAGAGGGAATACGACTATAAACAGTTGGAGAAGGGACTGCTGCGCAATTGAGGGGGTGGACGCATATAACATGCGTCGCTCCCTGATTTGCCATTATGAATTTGTGAGGAGAAGGAGCATGATAACAAATGGAAAGAAAGGTAATGGAAGAATATGGAGATGTCTGTGTGACAGCAGATAATCTGAAACAGGACTTAGGGGAACAAGAGGCGCCGGGAGGAAATCTTTCTATACCGGAAACACCGGGGAAAAAGCCAGGGAAAAACAGCGGCCTTTCTGCCAAAAAGTATTTGGGGCAGCTGGAAGTTATTGATACAAAGATCCAGCAGAGGTTAGAAGAGCTAGAAGAGCTAAAAGCGGACGTCTATCATGTGGGCGGCGTTGATTACAGTCGGGAGAAGGTGCAGGCTTTGGGTAAGAGTGATCGTCTAAGCAAAGAGGTCGTAAGGTTTATGACCCTGAACGATGAAATAAATACGGAAATTGATGAATTTACAGAGATCAAGCGCCAGGTAATCAAGCAGATACAATCCCTGAATGAAAGCAATTATATTAAAGTATTATTTAAGGTGTATGTGCAGTATAAAAGCCTCAAAATTACTTCTTATGAAATGAAAATGTCATATCAGTATGTACGCATCATACACAAAAAAGCGCTCGCTTCATTTGAGGTAATGTATCCTGATTTACATTATCTCACATAATGTTGTTTGAACAACGAAGCCATACAAGAGCTGTTGTTTGAACAACAAAACCATACAAGAGCTGTTATTTGAACAACGAAACTATACAAGAGTGATTATTGTGTATTAGGGGCTTCGATGGTAAAGTGTATGTTGAAGAATCAGGTTGCTGAAGAAAACATAGTTGATAGTGAGAGAGGGGGAATGAAATGATTAATGCAATCATTGAAGCAGTTGGCTTTGCCCTGGCAAGTGAGTTCGGGGACGGCTGTGAAATCCATACGGAAGAAATCAGGCAGGGTTTGGAGAAACCCTGTTTTTTCATTTCCTGTCTGAGCCCAGCTGTGAAATTGTTCCAAGGAAGACGGTATTTCCGAACGAATCCAATCTGTGTCCGCTATTTCCCGGTAACCGGTGAAAAGCAGCACGAGTGCAACGAAACAGCGGAACGGATGTGGCAGTGCTTGGAGTACATCAGAACAGCCGGTGATGACAGGCTGCTCCGTGGAACAGAGATGAAATATGAAATAACGGATGGCATCTTGAATTTCTTTGTAAATTATGACTGCTTTGTCTATAAGACAGAACAGCAGACACCCATGGAGGGAATGGAAACAAGTATAAGCGTAAAGGAAGGTGGTTAATTTTGGCAGCAGCGAAAAAACAGGAAACTGGTGCGGTGGCAAAAGCTAAGGTCACAGAACCACAGTTTAGCAAAGAACAGATTGCAGCTTCAGCAAAGTACCATGACCAGAGGGATTTGGTGGACGCCCTTCTTGATGAAAAGAAAAAGTACACTTTTACGGCAGTAGATGACATGATAGAAAAATTTATGAAAGGAAAGGTGAAGTAACATGGCTTTAGGCGGTGGTAGTTTTACAACACAGAACAAGGAGCTTCCGGGAGCATATATCAATTTTGTATCGGCGGCTTCGGCATCCCCGGCTTTATCAGACAGAGGAGTTGCCACAATGCCCCTTGAGTTAGACTGGGGTAAGGAAGGGGAGATTTTTGAAGTAACCAGCAGTGATTTCCAGAAGAACAGCACGAAGATTTTCGGTTATGCTCAGGAGCACGAGAAAATGAAAGGCCTCCGTGATTTGTTCCTGGGGGCAAGTGTATTATATGCGTACAGGCTGAATGGCGGGGGCATAAAGGCGTCCAATGATTTTGCAGTTGCCTTATATGGAGGTACGCGCGGGAACGATTTGAAAATCACAATTCAGGCAAACGCAGATGAGCCGGATAAATTTGATGTGGCAACGTATCTTGGAATGACACAGGTTGATTTACAAACGGTGCTTACGGCAGCCGATCTCAAGGCAAACGATTATGTGACATTCCGTGAGGAAGCTACGTTGGCGGTAACTTCTTCTGCACCTTTAGCCGGCGGTACAAACGCAGAAGTGGACGGTGCAGACCATAAAGCATATCTGAATAAGGCTGAGTCTTATACATACAATGCTATGGGCGTTGCAGTGGAAGATGAAGAAACGAAGAAGTTGTATGCGGCGTTTAACAAGCGGATGCGCGAGGAACTCGGAATCAAGTTTCAGCTCGTAGTGCATAATCTGCCGGCGGATTACCTGGGCGTTATCAATGTGAAGAACAGTGTCTTAGATGAAGGATGGGAGGCAGCGTCTCTTGTCTATTGGGTGACCGGCGCAGAATGCGGGTGTGCAGTCAATAAGTCCTGCCAGAACAAAACTTATGACGGTTTCTTCGAGGTTCAGACCGACCTGACGCAGGAACAGTTAAAGAAAGCAATTAGGGAAGGCGAGTTTGTACTACACAGAGTGAACCGGGATATCAGAGTTCTGGAGGACATTAACAGTAAGGTAACGGTGACCGACGACTGCGGGGAAATTTTCAAGGATAACCAGACCGTGCGCGTTATCGACCAGCTGGGAAATGATGACGCCGTATTGTTTAACACAAAATACCAGGGAATTGTCCCAAACAATGATTCGGGAAGAGTTTCACTCTGGTCCGACCTTGTGAAAATTCGGCAGAAACTGCAGGATATGGGCGCTATTGAGAATTTCTCCGACGCGGATATTTCAATTGAGCCCGGGGAAAGTAAGAAATCCGTAGTGGTAAACAGCAGTATCACAGTTGTGAATACCATGTCAAAATTATTCATGACGGTAAAAGTAGCATAGAAAGGAGATACAGGAATGGGAGATAATGTGAAAATGTCGGCAAAAGACTCGCTTTCTGCGGCTTTGGCAGAGTGCTATGTGACAATTGGCGGCAGGCGTTACAATCTTATGCAGGCAATCAACGTGGAGGCCAAAATAGAAAAGACGAAAACGGAAGTACCTATCTTGGGGAAGACCGGTAAAGGAAATAAGGCGACTGGATGGAAAGGCACCGGTACCTGCACAATGCATTACAATACCAGCATTTTCAGGCAGATGATGGTGGATTACAAGAAGACAGGGCAGGACGTGTATTTTGATATGCAGATAACCAACGAAGATCCTGCAAGCCGGGCGGGCAAACAGACAATCCTTTTGCTTGACTGCAATATCGACGGTGGCGTCCTGGCAAAGTTCGATGCAGACGCAGAATACCTGGATGAAGAGTTGGAGTTTACCTTTGAAGATTTCATAATCGAAGAATCTTTCAATGAGCTGGAAGGTTTTTAGGGCAAGCGCAGCAGATATCAAATTTCTGTTGCATGAGCCAGGCAGCGGAATTCTTTGCGTGGACTTAGAAAAACTCAGAGGAATAGTGTTTGTTATTTTGTGATAAACAGAAAGGGAAAAGAAAAATGTCAAATTTTAGCCGTTTTATGAAAGCAAATAAGATTGTGAGGGAGAATGAGAAGTACGCCCCCACCGAAAGTTTGACGGATGGGCAGGGAAAGCCCCTGGAATGGGAATTTCGGCATATCACGTCAAAAGAAAACGAGGACTTGAGGGAATCCTGCACGATGGAAGTGCAGGTGAAGGGAAAACCTAATTTTTTCCGTCCCAAGTTTAATTCGGCCATGTATATATCAAAAATGATTGTGGCGTCTACGGTGTTCCCGGATTTATATGATAAAGCGCTTCAGGATTCTTATGGGGTGATGACGCCGGAGGAATTAGTATACGCTATGGTCGACGACGCCGGGGAATACCAGAAACTTTCTGCATGGATGCAGAAATTCCATGGGTTTGACAAGGACATGGATGAAAAGGTGGAAGAGGCAAAAAACTAATCAACGGAGGGGATGGCGAGGCAAACTATGCCTATTATGCACTCCACAAACTGCATATCCTCCCCTCAGTATTTTTACAGATGGACGAACAGGAAAAGGCTTTCGTGATTGCGGCGATTGATATCAAAGCGGAGAATGACAGAAAGAGCAAGAAGGAAGCGGAAGCAAAAGCGCGGGCAAGGAAAAGGGGGTGACAGGCTTGTCCATTCAGGACAGTACACAGCTGGAGAATAATTTTAACAGCGCAATGTATCAGATTATGCGTTCGGCAAATGTCACAATCAGTACAGTATATAGCATGCATCAGGCAATGAGTGCAGATGTGGACGTGTCTTCACTGGACAGCGCAAGGGACAGCGTGAACCAGCTTACACAGGCCATGGTGAGGTTAAATAGTACAATGGATTATACTTCCACCATTCGGATTATCCCCCCTGTGCCTGCGGGAGAACCAAGCGGCGGCCCAGATCCAGATATAAGCGGTAACGCTGGGGAACAGAGCAGATTTAACCAGTTGCTCCGGGAGGGCGCTGACGAGGCCGGTAATCTAATGAGTTCTATCGGGGATATCGCTAAGGAGTATATGAACCTCGAGAACGTCAAGAAGGTTCTGGATCTATCGGACCAAATGTCACAGACAAAGGCGCGATTAGGCATGATGGACGCCGCTTTTCAGGAAACAGGAAACGGGTTCGGCAGCACGGATGGCCTGACGGAAGCAGTCTATAAATCTGCGCAGAATTCCCGGGGTTCTTTCGGGGATATGGCAGAAATTGTCGCCAGCTTTGGCAACAACAGCGGCGACGTGTTTGGCAGCAGTGCGGAAGTAGTAGGTTTTACGAACTTACTGCAAAAACAAATGGTGGTTGCGGGGGCGTCCGCCCCAGAATCTTCGGAGGCTATGCTTCAATTATCGCAATCATTTGGTTCTGGCGAGTTGGGCAGTATCTTTGAACAGGTTCCGGAACTGATGCAGAATATTGCGGATTATATGGGGCTGCCGCTGAGCTCAGTCCGGGAAATGGCGTCAGAGGGGCAGATATCGGCGGATATCTTAAAATCAGCCGTATTCGCTGCTTCGGATGAGATTAATGCTAAGTTTGAGCAGATGCCCATGACCTGGGAACAGGTGATGCAGTCCATACAGAACGCGGCGTTGATATCATTTCAACCTGTGTTGGAATGGATTAACGAGCTGATAAACAGTGAAGGGTTCCAGAATTTTGCCAATAATGCCATGGTAGCTATAGGCATAGTGGGGCAAGCAATCATGTGGATTTTTGATACTATAGGTATGGTTGGCACAGTGCTTGCAGAAAATTGGTCTTGGATTTCACCTATTATTTACGGGGTGGTGGCAGCGCTAGCGCTTTATGCTATCTATCAAGGAATAAGCGCCGCGGCAGTGGCAATTTTAACGGCAGCGCAGTGGGCGTGGAATGCCGCGATGTCCGCATCTCCAATTACTTGGATAATTATCCTTATCATTGCGTTTATTGCCCTTATATTTTCGGTATGCAACGCGATAGCCAAAATGACGGGGATTGCAAATTCAGGATTTGGAGTCATTACCGGTGGCATTAATGTAGTCATTCAGTTCTTTAAGAATTTAGGCTTGAGTATTGCAAATATAGCATTGGGAATTGGTTATGCAATAGCAGCTTTAGCAACTAATATCAAGGCGGCCTTCCATAATGCCATTTGTTCTGCTCAGGCAATGTTTTGGAAACTTCTTTCCACTGCACTGACGGTTATTGCTGGTATTTGTGAGAACTTGAATAAACTTCCATTTGTTCAGATTGATTATTCCGGTTTAACGTCTAAGGCAGCGGAGTATGCGGCGAAAGCAAGAGAAGCAGAAGGGAATAAAAAAGATTATACCAGTATTTCAGATGCTTTTAATAGAGGGATGAGTACTTTCAACACTTTTGAGGATGGCTGGGCAGAAAACGCATTCAATGCAGGAGCTTCATGGGGCGATGACATTGCAGCAAAAGTAAGCGGCTTTTTCAATAGTGGGGATGACTCAGGTATTGGCAACTTTCCGCAGGGAGGCCAGGATTATGGCCTCGGAGGCGGAGCAGGAGACAGCGGTATTGGCGGTGGCACCGGCGGGGGCCTTGCAGGCGGCATTCCAGGAGGCATTGACGGAAGCAATACCGCAGGGAACGTTGAAGATATCAAAAACTCTGTGAGCGTGGGCGAAGAGGATTTAAAATATCTCCGCGACCTTGCGGAGCAGGAGATCGTGAACCGTTTTACCGTTGCAGAAATCAGCATTGACCAGACCAATAATAATAAGATTTCATCTAAGATGGATTTGGACGGCGTCGTCACTGGACTGACAAATGCGGTAAATGAAGCGGTAGGGGTTATAACGGAAGGAGTGCACGGCTGATGGCAAAGGACAGATATGATTTTTACCTCAAGAAATGCCTGCTCCCGGTGCCGCCGGATAAGCTGCAGGTTAAGATAAACAATGCAAACGACACGGTGACGCTGATGGATGGGCAGCAGATAAATTTGCTGAAAAAAGCAGAGTTGACGGACATCGAGTTTGAGTGTCTGCTGCCACAGATGAAATATCCGTTTGCGGTATATAAAAACAAGTTTAGAAAGGCGTCCTTTTACCTCGAACGCTTGGAACAACTCAAGACAAAAAGGAAGCCGTTTCAGTTTATCGTGTCAAGGTATACGCCCAAGGGAAAACGCCTTTTCCACACGAACCTCCGTGTTTCGCTGGAAGAGTATACCATTACAGAGGATGTTAAAGACGGATTTGACGTGAGGGTAAAAATAAAATTGAAGCAGTACCGGGATTTTGGCACTAAGACAATAAAGATAAAGAAAAAAAAGAAAAAGACCACGGCTGCTACAAAAAAAACGCGTGAGACGGATAATTCCCCGGCTCCAGCAGCAGCCCAGACGTACACGGTTGTTTCGGGGGACACCTTGTGGGGCATTGCCAAGAGGTTTTATGGGAATGGTTCTTCGTATCCCGTCATCTACAATGCCAACCGGGGCGTTATCGGCGGGAACCCGGATCTGATATACCCGGGGCAGGTGCTTACCATCCCGCCGGCATAGGAGGCTGTATATGGGAATTGAATTACTGATCGGCAATGAAAAAGGGACTAAAATTTATGAGCCAGCGGTACTTGAGGGGATTGAGTGGAGCACAGAACGCAGGGGCACGCCCGGGAAGCTGTCTTTTGAGGTTCTAAAGGATAAGAAACTGGATATCACGGAGGGCAGCGCAGTCAGGCTCAAGGTGAATGGCAAAAAGATATTTTTCGGCTTTGTGTTCAAACAGCAGCGCTCCCAAAAGGAGGGCGGCGTGCAGCAGGTGGCAGTTACGGCATATGACCAGCTGCGCTATCTGCAAAATAAGGACACCCGGGTCTATGAGAACAAAAGGGCGGACGAGGTGCTGAGGATGCTTGCAAAAGATTGCTTCCTACAGGTCGGGAAGCTTGAAGATACCGGCTACGTCATACCGTCCAGGGTAGAAGACAACACATCTTTGTTTGAAATGATTGAAAATGCCTTGGACCTTACCATGCAGAATCAAAAAGAAATGTATGTGCTCTATGATGATTTCGGCGAACTTACGCTGAAAAACATATCTAATATGTATGTGCATAAGAAAGATAAGTACTTGCTGATTGACGCGGAGACCGGAGAAAACTTTGAATATACATCATCTATTGATGACAGTACCTATAATAAAATAAAGTTGGTTTATGATAACGAGGATACCGGCAAAAGGGAAGTCTACATTGCGCAGGACAGCTCAAACATCAATAAGTGGGGGCTTTTGCAGCATTTTGACACCCTGAAAAAAGGGGAGGATGGGAAGGGAAAAGCGGACGCTTTGCTCAAACTGTACAACCATAAGACCCGGAACCTGAAAATCACAAACGCATTTGGCGACAGCCGGGTGCGCGCGGGCAGTATGGTGGCGGTCATCCTGAACCTCGGGGATTTCAAAGTTAAAAACTTCATGCTTGTAGAAAAGTGCAGGCATATATTTAAGGGAAACGAACATTGGATGGACTTAACGCTCAGAGGGGGTGATTTTGTTGCCTGATGCGGTAGAATTGGTAAAACTCTTGAAGAAAACAGCGGTGGACGCGACGGACGCCACAAAGCCGGCGAACGTCTGCTTTGGCGTAGTGGAGTCTGCAAACCCGCTGCGCATAAAAGTGGAGCAGAAAATGACATTGGGAGACGCTCAGCTGGTATTGTGCCGCAATGTGACGGATTATTCCGTCAGTGTTACAACAAGCGGGCAAACGGAACGCAGTGGCGAGCCGTCCCACGCGCACAGTATTTCCGGCAGGAAAGAAATCACCTTGCACAATGCCCTGGCGGCCGGGGAAAAGGTAATCCTGCTGAGGCAGCAGGGCGGACAGAAATATGTCGTACTGGACAGGATTGGAGGGATGTAGGGTGGTGCCTTCAACAGCTGGTTTTTTGGAAGAGGATTTTGAGATAGAAGAGGAAGCGGGCAGGACTTACCGTATGGATCATGAGGCCAAGAGAATCCTGGGGTATGTGGACGGGCTGGAAGCGGTAAGGCAGGCAGCCTTTAAGATTTTGAGCACAGAGCGCTACCAATATATCATTTACTCCTGGGATTATGGCATTGAGACCTTGGATTTGTATGGGGAACCGGTTTCTTATGTGTGCCCGGAACTGGAACGCAGGATAACGGATGCCCTTACCCAGGATTCACGGATAACGGAAGTGGTTGATTTTGAATTTGAAACTACGGAAAAAGGTAAGCTGTGCGCCGCGTTTACAGTGAATACGGTATATGGGGCGCTTCAGATGGAAAAGGAGGTGGATTTCTGATGTATGAGGACATTACATATGAGGATATTCTGGACAGGATGCTGGAGCGCGTGCCGGATGGCATGGACAAGAGGGAAGGCTCCTTGATTTATGATGCGCTGGCTCCTGCGGCGGTGGAAATTCAGCTCATGTATATTGAACTGGATGGGATTTTAAGAGAGGCGTTTGCAGATACGGCCTCCCGGGAGAACCTTATCCGGCGCGCGGCAGAGCGCGGAGTAACGCCCAAAGCGGCGGTGAAGGCTGCGCTGAAAGGGGAGTTTACGCCTGCCAGCCTGGAAATCCCTCTGGGGAGCCGTTTTAGCTGCAACGGCCTTCATTATACGGTGCAGGAAAAAACAGGCGACGGCACATATGTGCTGGAGTGCGAGACGCAAGGGACGGCCGGGAACTCTGTTTTCGGAAGCCTCATTCCGGTTGAATATATAGAAGGCCTGAAAACGGCAGCCCTGACAGAGCTTTTACTGCCCGGGGAAGAGGAAGAAGATACGGAATCCATAAGGGAGAGGTACTTTGCCTCATTTGCTGCCCAGTCTTTCGGAGGTAACGTTCAAGACTATACGGATAAGACGCTTGCGATCCCCGGGGTGGGGGCGGTCTGGGTGACGCCTGTCTGGAACGGCGGCGGCACGGTAAAATTAACCATCCTTGACTCAGGGCATAACAGGGCAAGCGCGCACCTTATCCAAAAAGTGCAGCAGTCAATCGACCCTACGCAGGGAGGGGATGGCGTGGGCTTTGCCCCCATAGGGCATGTGGTGACTGTGGACACGCCGGAGGAATATGCAGTGGATGTGGAAATCGGCATTGCCTATGAGGCTGGGCATAGCTTTGCATCTTTAGGCTCACAGATTTCACAAGAGGTTGCCGGGTATCTGGCGGAATTGAGGGAAGCCTGGCAGCGGGAAGATTCATTGGTTGTCAGGCGGGCGCAGATCGAATCCAGGATTATCCGAATCGCAGGTATTGTGGACATCACGCATACCAGGCTGAATGGGAAAGAAGAAAATATCTTCTTAGATAAAGAGCATATCCCTGTTATGGGGGTGGTTACGGCATGATAAGGGAAGTTGAATTGGTGTCTTACCTGCCCGACACCCTACAGGCTTACTGGGAACTGCGCGAATCGCTTAAGGCACAGAATCCGGAGATCCAGGAATTAGAGGATCTCACAGAGGTTATGAAAGACAATCTGTTTATACTGCGCTGCAACGAGCAGGGGATTGGGAGGTTTGAGAAGATGCTTGGCATGAGGCCGTTGGACAGCGACACGCTGGAAAACAGGCGTTTCCGCGTCCTCTCCCTGTGGAATAATACCATCCCATACACAATACCTGTCCTGCAAAACAAACTGGAGACAATTTGCGGCAAAGGCGGATACAGCCTGGCAATCCTGTCCGAACAGTATACGGTTGTTGTCCGCGTCGCGCTGAAGAACAAACGGAATATAGAGATGGTGAAGGACATGCTGGATGGAGTAGTGCCGGCCAATATGGTTATTGACCTGTCCCTGCTCTACAACAGGCACAAAGCTTTGGGTGAGCACACCCATGTGCAGTTATCAGCCCGCACATATGGGCAGTTGAGGAATGAGGTGTTAGAAAATGGCAAGTGAAACACAAAATTACGGCTATCCCAAGCCGGACGCAGAAGATTTCTATAATGTTGAGGATTTCAACAGGGCGATGGATATGGTTGACGGGGACGTCAAAGGCTTGCAGGACGCCGTGTCCGCCTTGCGTGAAGAGAAAGCAGACGGGGCCGAATTAAGGGGCCATATGGCCGCGGCAAATCCGCATGGCATCACAAAGGAAAAATTAGGGCTCGGCAATGTGCCAAACGTGGCAACAAACGACCAGGCACCTACCTTCAGCCAGGCAGCTTCCCGGGGGAATATTAACAGTGGAGAGAAGATGTCCGTAATCTTCGGCAAAATAAAGAAATATTTTGCAGATTTAAAGACGGTGGCGTTTACAGGAAGCTATAACGATTTAACAAACAGACCGTCCATCCCGGCGGCAGTCAGGGTAAAAGGCGGTGCGGAGAGCGCTTACCGTACGGGGGATGTGAACCTCACCAAAGCGAATATCGGACTCGGGAATGTGGACAATACGGCGGATGCAAATAAGAGTGTAGACAAAGCGCAGATATTAGCGGTGCGGCCAACAAATTATAAACAAGGAACCGACCTGCCGAGCGCATATCCCCAGGGGGCGTATATCTTTTTCAGCAGCAATCCGGCAAATAAATTTAATGGGTTTTCATACGGTACAGTACATACCATCAAAGGATATACCAATATGGCATGCATACAGTTCCTTTATCCCTATAATACGAACCATGATAGATTCTATTTCCGGGAAGCGCTGTACAACTCAGATTCCTGGCGCAGCTGGCATGAGGTGGTTACCTCGGCAAACATTTCCTCGCAAAGCGTGGCGTCGGCGGTAAAAGCAACACAGGACAGCGCCGGCAATGTAATCAAAGACAATTATGCCGTCAAAAAGTTGATCAATGGCGGTGATTTTAATAATATGACAACGCCCGGGCTTTATACGATGAAGGCCTGTTCGCAGAATGCTCCCTCCAGCTCAAATTATCACGGGCTTTTGGTATTGCAATCGGATACGGGAAATTACATCGAACAGATCGCATATCAGGAAAGCAGTTTTCGGGTATTTATCCGTTATTTAAGTTCAAGCAGCTGGAGCAAGTGGGAACAGCTGATAGTGGCGGGCGATCTTGTCAACAAAATTTACCCGGTAGGCTCTATTTACCTGAGCATCAATGCTACCAACCCTGCTTCGCTCTTTGGCGGTACATGGGAACAATGGGGGAGCGGAAGGGTGCCGGTCGGCGTGGATACTTCTCAGGCGGAATTTAATGTTGCCGGAAAGGCAGGCGGTTTTAAAACGCATACTTTAACGGCTTACGAAATCCCGGCCCATGCCCATGTGGTACCTCAATTTTCTGGGACTACCGGCACTGGCGGCAGCCATACGCATGGTGCGCGTTACGATAAGGACGCGGCTACCGGCACAGGGAAAGGCAGATACTTTCCCGCAGGTACGACGGAGAAAGGCAATTTTACGACGTCCAGCGGCAGCCATAATCATACGTTTGTCGTGGGCCAACGGAATACATATAATACCGGAGGCAGTTTAGCCCACAATAACCTTCAGCCGTACATCACTTGTTACATGTGGAGGCGGACAGCATAAACGTGGGCAGTTATCAGCCGGCACAACTGGTCAACTGTTAGAAGATTACAGTAAAAGAAGGGGGAAAGATTATGAATATAAATCAAATGAAAGCAATAACCGTAACCGTGGGAGGTGTGCTGTCTTCCTTTCTGGGAACGCTGTACATACCAGTGCTGCTTATGATAGCTTGCAACATCATTGATTATGCAACTGGTCTCATGGCGGCGCCAAACCGTAAATGTGGGATAAATTCATATAAGAGCATGACGGGAATTTGCAAAAAAGTCACGATGTGGCTTTTGGTAGTGGTTGGGGCAATTATTGACCAGCTGCTGAAATACGCATCTGCATCGTTTGGGCTTGTAGTCCCGATTTCCTTCCTGATTGCATGTATTGTGGCAATCTGGATTATCTGTAATGAATTGATAAGCATACTGGAAAATATGGTGGATATCGGGGTAAACATCCCCGTTTTTTTGATGCCGCTCGTGAAGCATATCAGGAGCCAGATAGATGAGGCCACAGAAAGTTTAATAGAAAATACACAAAGCAAGGAATAATAATATGGAAAATATCGATAAGCAATATATTTCGGCAAAAAATACATACACCGGCCAGAACAGGCCCAAGTACATAGTCGTCCATGAGACGGATAATTTTTCCAAGGGAGCTGGGGCAAGAAGACACGCAGAGGCACAGGCGGCAGGCCATTTGAGCACGTCTGTGCACTATTATGCAGGCTCAGACGGTGTCTACCAGGCGGCGGCCCATGCAGACGGCACATATTCCGTAGGACGTGAATACGGCGGTAATCATTCTATTACGGATGCCAGCAACCGTAATACCATCAATATTGAAATCTGCGTAAATGCGGATGGAGATTATAACCAGGCAAGGGCAAACGCCATTGAGCTCGTAAAATGCCTTATGGCAGAAACTGGCATCCCGGCAGCAAGGGTTATAAGGCATTTTGATGCCAAAGGAAAATACTGCCCGCGGAAAATGATAGACAGCCCTGCATTGTGGGAGGACTTCAAAGCGCAGATCCAGGGAAAGGCTCACACAGCTAAGCCGGAGACTGCGCAGGAAGTACAGAAGCCACCGTGCGCAGTGCGCGGAACCGTTACAACAGAACATGATCCACTCAATATCCGGGAGACACCAGATGGGAAGAAGATTGGCTCTATTCCCAAAGGTGCAGAGGTCGAAATTGTAGAGCAGGGTGCAAAATGGCATCAGGTAAGGTACAATGGATGTACTGGTTACAGTGCTGCTAAGTATATCTCTGTAGGTGGAAACAAGCAGCCGGAATCAGGATATGTGGGTGAATGTACCGGAGATGGTGTGCGTGTAAGAAAAGAGCCGGATTTTGGAGATAACATCATCCGTCATTTAAACAAAGGAAATCTCTTTGATGTGCTGGAAGTTTGCGGTGTCTGGACCCACATCAGCGTGGAAGGAGTAGAA